GCTCGTCGCCGTTAATCCGTCCAACTCCTCACAGATTTTTGGGTATATAGTATATAATAATGATAGAAGAGTGCTACACTACATATATATAAAAAAATCATTTCGTAAGGCTAAAGTGGCTACACGGTTAATGGATGAAGCGTTCAACGGATTTATCAAGCCAATTAATTACACGGTCAGAACATCCGCTATCCCACATTACGAGGACAAGTGGAATTTACAATACAGACCATATTTACTAGCAGAGTCTAAAGGAGAGTAGATGAATATTAAAAGTTTAAGAGTACATACTGTAATATTTTCTCATGAAGGAAATAATCACATTAAAAACGAGGCACACATAAGTTTAAAGAAGGTAAGGGAAGGAGTGGAAATGACCAACACGAAGCGTGGGCTTACGGTTTTCATCCCCATGAATAATATCATTTGGATTTCATATGAGGTGGATGTGGAGAAAAACAGGGTGGGCAAGTCGAAGAAGAAGGACGACGACTGATGGATCTTAAATGTGTGGTTCCCGAGAAGGATTGGGTGAAGTTCGTAAGTTGGGTGAACGCACGACCGAACTCTGATAGAATAATACAAATGATGACGCTACACGATGGTGTTGAAATTCAAGTGATTCCTGGCGTCTATGTGAGATTTGTTGAAGGAAAGGAGAGCGAGTAAAATTGGACGAGAGGCTGTTAGCAGTAATACAAGAACTTGAACGCCGTTGTGCGCCAAAGCGCAAGGCCGAAGAGATTCTTGACTCATTGTTCCCAGAGCAACGAGCAGTAGCCTCTACAACACATCGTAAGATAGCGATCCTCACCAGCAGGAGAGCAGGCAAGTCTTGGACTATATGCTCTCTTATGGCTATACAATGTCTACGCAATCCTAACAGTAGATGTCTTTATCTGGCTTTAACCAGAGAAAACATAAAGCGTATCGCTTGGGAAATATTACAGAAACTAGACGCTGTTCATAGTCTAAATATAACTTTCAATAAAGTTTCTCTTACGGCTGTGTTTCCCAATGGAAGTTCTATAGAGTGTGGCGGTGCCAAAGGCACTATGGAAGAGGCAGAACGATATTTGGGTGCCGCATTTGATTTGGTGGCGATAGACGAGAGCGGTTCATTCTCATTTCCTCTCTTAAGATATCTTATCGATTCTATCTTGATGCCCACGCTGTTAGATGCGCGTCCCCACGGAAGGTTATACCTCACAGGAACGCCCAGGACGGTCATGAAGGGCATTTTCTATGATGCCACTACCAAAGATCTACCTAATTGGGAAAAGTTTCATTGGAAAACGGATCAAAACCCCCATATAGCCTCACAATATCTTGAAGAGATACGAGAACTTAAGGCCGCTAATCCCAAGATCGAAGACGACCCTATATTCCAGAGAGAGTATCTTGGACAATGGGCTGTGGAGCAAAGCGAATTAGTGTATAGGTTCAATCCTAGTTTTAACTTAAGCCATAAGTTACCTCAAGAAACTACTAATAAATTTGCTTATATAGCAGGGGTTGACATCGGCTGGAACAGCGATTGTGCCTTTATAGTTGGATGTTATAGAAAGTATGATCCACATTTTTACATTATAGATTGTTTCAAGAAACCACAGATGCTCCCAGACAGTATAGCCGCTCAATTGAAGTCATATATAGGTTCTTATCCAGGAATATATATTGTAGCGGATACTGGTGGCTCTGGAGCCAAGACAATCACGCAGGAACTGGCATACAGATACGACATCCCTGTCCAAGCGGCTGAAAAAACCACGAAGCACGAGTGGATAGCGGTTATGAATTCAGATTTCGTTGCTGGAAAAGTAAAGATATTAGATAGAACTTGTGAAGATCTGGTAACGGAACTTACAGATCTTACTTGGAAGGTGAAGCCGAATGGCGATGTGGAAGAGAACCCAGCGTTGCCAAATCACTTGACAGATGCGATGTTATACGCTTATAGGCAAGCATATCATTACCAAGAGACTTATAAAACAGAAATGCCAGAAATTGGCTCGAAAGAATACTGGGAAGGCGAAGAGGAGAGACTGTTTGAACAGACTCTTAAAAGAGTGGAAGAGAGAAAGAAACGAGAAAGAGATATTTACTAAACGGAGCGATTTAAATGGCAAACTCTCTCACGACGCGATATTGGTATAATTCTGAACCAGATGAGGTTGTTTTCGATCTGGTCTCGACGGTGGACAATATTGAGAATGAGCAAGAAGGAAGACTCGATGATTATATTAGATTTGCCAAACTATACAAGGCCAGAAATGTTCAAGGTTTTGAGCCTGGAGATTGGACGGTGTCAAACATCAATGCTGATACTGGAGAGATGTCTGTGCCCGCAAGCATTACATATAATGTTGTCAAGAGCGCTTCCGACACGGTTGTGAGTAAAATAGGTCTAAATAAACCAAGACCAAGGTTTCTTACAGAAGAGGGTAGTGAGCAACAGCAGCAGCGAGCCAAAGATCTCGAGAAATTTGTAGATGGTATTCTGTATAGTTGTGGAGCACATGCCAGAGCCGCAGACGCATTGAGAGATGCCTGTATATATGGTATTGGAGTTCTTAAAGTTTTTGAGCGTAACGGAGAGGTTTTTGTGGAGAAAGTACACCCAAGCAGAATGATGATAGACGATAACGCCGCACTTGATGGAGAACCAAAGTCCTTGTTTCAAAAGGAATATGTATCTCGTGAGGCTCTCTTGGCTATGTTCCCAGATTCCGAGAAAGCCCTATATTCTGCTAAACTGTCCACTGGAAGCGGATACGCTTCAGCGAGAGACATGGTAGAAGTATATGAGGCTTGGCATTTGTCTTGCGGAGAGATTAGTGGCAGACATGTTATATGTGTGGAGAGCGGCGTCCTGCTTGACGAAGAGTGGGATGAGGACAGTTTTCCATTTGTAGTTATTAGATGGGTCAAGGATATAATGGGTTGGCACGGCATTGGACTGGCAGAAGAATTGGAGGGCATACAAAGAGAAATCAACAACCTCTTAAATAAAGTAAGAGACAATATGCATCTACTATCTGTGCCATACATTCTAAAGCCGAGAGGAGCCGATGTTCACGATGATCAGTTATTGTCAAACGAGACGGCTCGTGTAATAGAATATAGCGGAAATGTGCCCCCAAAAATCGAGATCCCGCCTGCCATTCATCCCCAAGTATTTTCTCAACTAGAAACCCTATATAAAAGGGCGTTCGAAATCGCTGGAGTTTCTCAACTTTCAGCCACAAGCACAAAGCCCGCTGGTATCGAATCTGGCGTGGCGTTAAGAACGCTTCAGGATGTAGAAACTCAAAGATTTTCAACTGTAGCGAGGCAGTGGGAAGATATGTTTGTTGATCTTGCCAAAAAGATTATCGGATGTGCCAGACAACTAGAAGAGAGAGGGGAAGAACTCTCGTCCAAGTACAATGGCAAATCTTTTGTGGAAAGGATCTCTTGGTCAAAAGTCAAAATGGATGAGGACGAGTTTATACTCAAAGTATACCCCGCTTCATCTCTGCCCAATACTCCCGCTGGTAAGTTGGAAACAATTATCGATATGATGAAGGCTGGTTTAATAACGCAAGATGTCGCTGGAAACCTATTAGATTTCCCAGACTTGGAAAAATATAATTCGTTAATGAACAGCGCGATGGATGATATTGAAGCAACTATGGAGCATATGCTGGCAAAGGGCGAGTATATAGAGCCACTTCCATATCAAAACCTAGCACTAGGTATTAAATTAGGAACGCATTATTATTTGAGGGCTAAATTGCGCGGAGAGAAACAGGCAAGATTGGATTTGATTTTAAGATGGTTGGCAGATGCTGATGAGATACTTAATCCTCCACAGCCAGAGATGTTAGAGGAAACTTTAGCAGGAGCCGTTGGCGGCATGGGTCCAACAACCGCTCCTCAAGAAGTTCAGTCTCCATTAGGTGGAGTTCCTGGCGCAGCGGGAGGAATTGAAGCACCGCCTCAAGCACCCCTACCACAGGGATAATATAAAAGGAGAAAAAAGATATGAGTAGCGAAAATTTAGATCCCGCTGTTAGACAGCAGGAGTACCAAGAGCGAGAACAAGAAAAAGCCGTATCAGAGAGAAGCAGAGTAGAAGCAGCAACAGAGGCTTTAATTGAGAATGAAGGTGAAGTGGCAGAAGAAGAGGTAGAAGTTGTCGTGCCAAAGCAACAAGAACAACCTGAAAAGGAAGATAGTAAATCTTCTTTATATTCTAGGCTGGCAGAACAAGATTTCGAACTTCAAGGTCTCAAAAAGCAGTTGAAGCAAAAAGGTTCGCAACCAGATCCGATGGAAGAGTTGAAGAAAAAGGTCGGTGAGAACCCAAAAGAAGTTCTACAGTCTCTTGGAATAGGTTTAGATCAGGCGCTTGATATGTTTGTTGGTAGCGACGATAGCGAGGCTACAGAGCCAGAACTACAAGAGCCAAAGACCAATGAAGAGTTGGTGTCACTACAAAAGAAGATTGACGCTATGGAAACCGCGCAGCAACAGAAAGAATATACTGCTCATATTAATAGCGAACACCAGCGTATTAATGAGGTTGTCAATAAAGATGATAAGTGGCCTATCGTAAAGGCGTTGTCGCCGAAGGGAAGTTATAAAGATGTGCTGGACACCGCAATGGCTATTTACCAGCAAAACTTGGAAGAGAGTCCAAAAGCAGGACAGGAAGCACTTCCACAATATTCTGTGGTGCTTGATATGGTAGAAGATTATTACTTTAAGAATATGGAGCAGATGATCCAGACCATGTCTGGTATTGAAAAGTTCAAGCACTATTTTTCCGATAGCGGAAAGCAACAGGAGAAGAAACCAAAAGAGCAGGAAATGCCGAAGAAACCATCGGCAACTATAACGAGTTCATGGAACGATACAGCATCGCCTCATGAGCCCAACGATGAAGAGCGTAAGAAAAATGCTATGGCGGCTTTAGACGCGGTGATAGCGAAGCAAGAGAACGATTAACAGTTATCGATGACGCGCATAACTGTTCTATTGAGAACGAGGAGCAGATAATAAACTTGAGCAGGCACATGGGTTCTCCTAGCGTTAAAAATAAAACATAGGAGGCTATTTAAAAATGGCTGCTGGAAATATGACACGATCGGCTATTGATGCTGCTCTTAAAGAGTTGTATCGAGGTCAAAAGATCGAAGAATTGGCATTCAATAAAAACACTCGTCCGTTTTTGTCGATGCTAAAGAAAGCCCCTGCGGAAGGTAGGTTCACTCCTTTCCCAGTTATCGTAGAAGATTCGCAAGGAATCGGTGCCGCGTTCGCAACGGCACAAGCAAATGTAAGTACATCCGAACTGGCACAGTTTCAGGTCGCAACTGTTAAGTCTTATTCAGTTGGTCGGATTGAAACCGAGGCAGTGTTGGCCGCAAAGTCAGAAAGAGGAGCCTTTATTAAGGGGCTTCAGTACTCTGTAGACAGAGCCATTAATGGTTTGGCAAATGATCTAGAGACTCACCTTTTCAGAGGTGGAACTGGCTCTATCGGTCGTTGTGATGCCACAACCTCTGGTACTTCCCTACAGTTGGCTACTGTAAAGGACATCAATAACTTCTCCGCTGGTATGGAACTTGTATTCTCCAATACTGATGGCGGATCAGTGCTTGCTGGCCATGTTACTGTAACCGATATCGACCGCGAGACTGGCGAGATGACCGTTGATGCGCTTACGGCCATTGATACGGGATCTGGCGTAACTGCTGGAGACTACATTTGTAGAGAAAGTGATGCTGCTAATGGTAGCACGAATGTAAAGGTTTCGGGTCTGGATGCGTGGGTTCCGTCCACCGCTCCTGGCGCGGGTTCTTTCTTCGGCGTTGACAGAACTGTTGATGTCTTGCGTCTCGGTGGTATTCGTTATGATGGAAGCGGAAGCACTTACGAGGAAGCAATCGTAAATGCTGCTGCCGAAGTTGGCGAGCAAGGTGCTGGTCGTCCAGATGTCGCTCTGATGGCTTTTAATACTTGGAGACAACTAGTAAATGAACTAGGTTCCAAGGTTCAAAGGGCCCCAGGTGGTCTGGCAAAGGCTGGCTACGACGCCATCCAGGTATATGGACCAGGTGGTCCTGTCGATTG